AAAATAATCAAGAAGAAAGGAATTAAGCAGTAACTCCTAGGTAATTATGGTTATATAACCTCTGTAAAATAGTGTATTTTGACAGAGAATAATGAAAAAATAATTCTCAAGGGGCTACGAGTGTTAAGTTTATGTGGTGGCGTTGAAACAGGATTGTATGCGTTACAGCAGCTCGGAATACCTATAAGAGAATATCATACATATGAAATTTTGCCAGAAGCCATAGCAGTTTCTCAGTACCATTTTCCGTTTGTGGTACATCATGGCGATTTATATGAAGCGGATTTTGAACAGTTCAAAGGATTTGATTTACTGTTGGCAGGAACTTGTTGCCAGTCAATTTCAAGAGTACGAATTGAAAGCAAAGAGGTCAATAATGGTCTTGATGGTAAGTCAGGAATTTTCTTTAAAGCAATTGAGTGTCTTAGGGCAATTCAGCCCAAATATTTCATGTTTGAGAATGTAATACCAAGTTGTGACGAAGATCTGAAGACAATGACAGAATGTATTGGTGTAGAACCTATTTTGATTGATTCAGGAAGATTTTCGTCTCAAAATCGTGAAAGATATTATTGGACAAACATACCATTAGGTAAATTACCTGATGAATCTCCATTAGTTTTGAAAGATATTATGGAGAATAGTGTAGATGAGAGATATTTCTATAAGAAAGATTTTGAAATCTTGGATATGAACAAACGTGTATGCGCAGAGTTAAAAGTTAATTCTATGGAAATGAATAGAAGAATTTATAATCCAGATTTTAAGTGTTGCACATTGACTTGTATCAATGGTGGATATCACGAAAAGAAAGTATTAGATAGTGGTAGACCACGAAAACTTACAGAAGTTGAATATGAAAGATTACAGGGATTACCTGATAATTTTACAAAAGTTCAGCTCAATAGTCGTTGGTTATCATACTCAAAAAGATGTAGTTTGATGGGCAATGGATGGAATGAACCTACTGTTGAATGGATCTTGAGTGGGTTAAGAGAATAAAAGAAAGGAGTAAGAGGTTTGGTATACCGAAAACGCAGCGTTTACTCCTGATACATAATGATAATAAATAGAATCTGGCAGATGCCAAATAGTAATACATTTTCAATTAAGCCAATTAAGGAATTGATTGAGAAATATGCAACTGGTAAGATTGTTGATCCGTTTGCTAATAGCAATAAATTAGCAACAGTAACAAATGACTTAGATACACAATATGATACTGATTACCATATGGACGCATTAGATTTCTTAAAGTTATTCGATGATGACTCAGTAGATACTGTGTTGTACGATCCGCCGTATTCTCCAAGGCAGGTGAGCGAATGTTACAAAAATCTTGGACAGACAGTAAATATGCAGACAACACAAGCTTCATATTGGTCTAAACAGAAGGAACAGATAGGAAGAATTGTAAAGAAAGATGGCATTGTAATTACTTGTAGTTGGAATAGTGGTGGCATTGGTAAGAAGTATGGGTTTGAAATTAAGGAAATTTTACTTGTTCCTCATGGTGGTTGGCACAACGACACGATTGTTGTGGTTGAGAAGAAGACCGAGTAGAGAATAACATAATATGAAGTTCGCAGGAAAGCGGAATTTCTTGTGAGTTTCAGAGAATAAATACATATAAAAATAAAGAAAAGAGGTAACAAAATGAGTAAAACACTAATTGTAATTGATATGCAGAATGATTTTATTGATGGTTCACTCGGTACAAAGGAAGCACAGGCAATTGTATCGAATGTAGCAAAGAAAATTAAGGAGTATAAGGATGCTGGTAAGCAGGTAATTTTTACAAGAGATACACATCCTGAGAATTACTTAGAAACATACGAGGGTAAGCATCTTCCTGTTACTCACTGTGTAAAGAATACTGTTGGTTGGCAGATTTCAGATAAGTTAGATTTTGATATTGAGAACGATATTCTGATTGATAAGCCTACTTTTGGTTGGTTAAACTGGAAGGATTTTGGATTTGAAAGCGTTGAGGTTTGCGGATTATGCACCGACATCTGTGTGGTTTCAAATGCACTTATTATCAGAGCAAATTATCCTGAAATTGATATTACAGTAGATGCAAGTTGCTGTGCAGGTGTTACACCTGATACCCATAGTGCTGCATTGGCAACTATGAAGATGTGTCAGATTGAAGTGATTGGAGAGTAGAATATGATTAAAATTAATGGTGATGAAGTAAAAATTGAGCATTTCCCAGACGGAACACAAAGGTTAAATATAAAAAATATATATGAATCAGATTATGCTGATAATAATATTGAATGGTTTTATGAAAAAGAGGAAGAGTTGTCAACATTAATATACATCACAAGACATATTAAAAATCTTCCTTATGTTGGATTATTAAATCTTTATATGTATTATTTGCCAAATGCTAGAATGGATAGAATTCATGAAGATTCTGAGGTATTTACATTAAAAAGTTTTGCTGATGTTATTAATTGGTTAGATTTTGATTACATTGAAATTTTAGATGTCCATAGTAATGTTGGAAAGGCACTTATAAATAATGCAAATTTTGTAAATCCAAAACAATACATTGAAAAGGCAATTGAATGGGCTGAAGATGAAATCGTTGAAGAGGATGAAAATGCGTCACCAGAAACCGTTCTTTATTTTCCAGATGCAGGTGCAGCTAAGAGATATTCAGATCTATTTTCAGAACTTCCATATTGTTATGGTGAGAAGAAAAGAGACTGGAAAACTGGAAAGATTCTTGGGCTAGATATTAAAACAAATGGCATTGATTTAACTGATAAATTAGTGTTAATGATTGATGATATTATCGCATATGGCGGTTCACTTTGTTATAGCGCAGAAGAATTAAAGAAACATGGTGTAAGTAAGATTTATGCGTATGCGACACATACAGAGAATTCAATTCTTGATAAAGAAAAAGGAACATTGATCAAGTCTTTGGAGAATAATACAGTAAACAGATTATTTACTACAAACAGTTTGTTTAATGGTAGTCATGAAAAAATTACAGTTATGGAGGTTTAAAATTATGGATAACACAATGGCTTTATTATTATCAGATACTTATAAACAGTGTCATGATCGTATGTACCCAAATGGTTTGACTAAATTGGTGTCGTATTGGGTGCCTCGAAAATCAATGTTAGAGAATCAGAATGAAATGGTTTTCTTTGGATTACAGGCATTTATCAAAGAATATTTAATGGGATATTTTCAGAAAAATTTCTTCGATTTATCGGAAGATGAGATGCTAACTCTTTATACAGATTCGATGGATGTACAGATTGGTAGAGACAACTATGATTTAGATAAAATTGTAAAGCTTCATAGATTAGGATATTTACCACTTGAGATTAGAGCATTGCCAGAAGGCACACTTGTTCCTATGGGTGTTCCTTGTATTGAGATTACAAATACGGATGATAAATTTGCTTGGCTTGTTCAGTGGATTGAATGTATTCTTCAGGTAGAATTATGGAAACCTTGTTGTCATGCAACTATCGGTCATATGTATCGTGAGATTGCAGATTATTGGTATAACAAGACAACAGACGGGTTGCCTGGAAATATGGCTTGTGCAGATTTTGGCATGAGAGGAATGTCTTGTATGGATGAAGCTACAAGATGTTCAGCATCATGGTTGCTTTCATTTAATAAGACATCTACAATTCCAGCAATTAATTATATTGATAGATATTACAATGCCGATTGTAAGAATAATGGTATTGGAATCGGTGCTGTCTCAACTGAGCATTCTGTAATGGGTGCTAATTTCTCAATTGATGGAGATGAGATTACGTTCGTTAAGAGACTTTTAACAGAGTTATATCCAAATACATCATTTAGTATGGTTTCAGATACTTATGATTATTGGAATATGGTAAATAATATTCTTCCACAGTGTAAAGAAGAGATTATGAATCATAATGGAAAGCTCTTGGTTCGTCCTGATAGTGGTGATATTGTAGAGATTTCAGTTAAGACAGTTGAAAGGTTATGGGAGATTTTTGGTGGTTCTGTAAATGGTAAAGGTTATAAGGTATTAAATC